ATAAACTTCAACGCCATACATTCTTAATTGTTCATTAATTAAATCCTGAAGCAATCCTTGTTCAGACTTCGATCCTTGTTGAAAAAATGGATTAAGCATCTTTTATTAACCTATCATATCTAATGGGGGTAACTCATAAGTACTAGACATTTTTTCCATCAACATATCAATTTCTCTCTGTGCATCATCATACATTTGTCTACCATTCAATTCGACTCCTCCTGGCAATTTAACACCAGTAAATTTCATCATATTTTGTCCCCACTGTTTTTTAATTAAAGCAGTTAAGTAAGGTTTTAGGAAAGAATCATTCCAAACTCTTGAATAATCATTTGGATCTAAAGTTGAATAGCAATCAATAATAAAAAATTGATTTTCAGTTACTGATCCCCAATCAATGTCTAGGTATAATCTATCTTGTCTTTTGTTAAATCTTATTTGTTTTTGAGTATTAAGAAGAAAATCTAGATCCTCTAAGTATGTTTTAACCATTGCATAACTGAGAAGTTCTGTAGTTCCCCAATAATAGATATCGTTTAAAAATAATTGATATTTTACACTAAACATATTATTTGTAATAGTATTAGTGCCATCAAAAGTAAAAATTTTATTAACACCTATAACATTTGGTGGCATTTGCAAATAATTGCTGTTTTCATAATAACTAAAAGTAGTTGCAGTGCCGACAATATCTGTGGTTGCTGACGTACTTGCTATTCCTACCGTACTTTTTGCATTACTTGCAGTTCCTGCTCTTCCTCTATCAATATCTTGTTGAGTTACCTTGTATTTGTAAAAAGTGGGATAAACTCCATCAAAATGCCTCTCTTGGAAAAACTGAACAGCATCATCTACTAAATCTTCAATTTGCTCATCTGCAACGTTAATTTCTAAAACAGGAGCTCCAAGTTTTCTTTTGCAGTAATCAATTAATTCTTGTCTAGTAGATGGTTGAGACATTTATTTATTCAAGACTTTAAACCTATTTATTAAAGTCCCTTTATGGATAAAGAAGCAACAACCTCTTGTTGCTTTAAATAAAGTTTATAATAACACTTTGCTATTTTTTGTAGTTCTAAAACGTCTGTTATGGAATCAATTTCCGATGCATATTTAAAATATTCAAAACTTTTACTTAAGTTTTCTAATTCTATTTCATTTGGATCCATTTATTAAACCTCTTAGTAAATTTTTGATTTCATCAATGTTATTCTTTATCTGATTAATATCGTTTTCCAAATCATCAATTCTATTCTTTTCATTTTCTATGTTTCTTTTTCTCATAATATAAGATTCATAATCTTGTTTGTTTGTATTAATAATTGCATTTGTTTTTAGATCTCTATAAAGATCTTTTTGCCCCTCTACTGGTATTAACTTTTTCATATCAAGCTAATGCAATTGTTCTAAGATTTTTGATAATTGGTACAAATGCTTGATTTTCACTAGTCCCAATCAACTTAATTCTAAATTTCTTAAATGTAGTATTAAGATTTACTGTAAAAGTATATTCCTTAAGATCTAATAATGTTGGATTATCAATAAATCTATCTTGTTTTGATATTCTCACGTCAGAACTTCCATTATTGTTTCTCTCATCTATTGTAGATCCATTTGTGTCGATATTATTGTATCCTGGGAATAAAACAAATACATTACTATCCTCTAAAGAATAAAGTAATCTAATATCAGAATTATTATGAACATATGCATCCAACAGAACTTTAATCGAAGATGCTGGAGACTCAAGTTCAATTGGATTTGAAATGTACACAAATAAATTAGGATCATCAATAACAGAATTCACTCTTGCATCATTTGCATAATCGGATATTGGACTATTAATTCTATTACTAATTAATGTTAGAGTTGCATTTGAGAGGTCAATTGTTGGGCTAATTCTAGAATCAGATGAAGACAAGAATGCATTAATATTCAGTGATTTATTAGCTGGAAGATCTGACAAATAGTTTGTTTCATTAATTTTAGATGCAATAACTCTTGGAGAATCAAAATAATTTTTATTTGCATTGGTGATATCTTGTAATCCTTGATCCTCAAATGAAACTTCATTACCACCCAAACTAGTTCCACTTACTGTTTGAATTGCTGACTTAATACTAGTTCCTGTTGGAGATGTTTGTTTTATGTTGGGTATAACAATTTCAAATGGAATATTATAAGTTGCTTTTCCATTTACCCCACCAACTTTATCAGTTCTTCCAAACTTAAGTTTTCCAAAACCAGTTCCTACACTTCTATCAATACCATTCGTTGACATATCAACTTTAATATAATAATGATTTACTCCTATTGGATCTGAAATAGTATTACTTACATCAGATAGATTGTGATTTTTATTAATTCTTCTTAAAGAAACGCCACCAAGTTCATATTTTTGAACAACAGTTCCAATTGGATAAGTAAATCCTTTGGTACTATCAACTTCTCTAGAAACGCCGGTCAAACTATTTGTTGTAGTACCCGTGTAACTTAGTATTTCACCTAATATTTTAATATATCCAGGATTTGAAGGACTAACTCCCACATTTTCAAATGTCGAGAAATTAGTTGTACTAGATACAAATAATTCATTTGAAGTCCCCGAAGCACTAGGATATAATGCAGTTGTAGTAACAGTTGGGATGTCAGAATTTATATCTTTTATAGTGACTTTGTTTGAAGACGAATGCATTCCATGATTTCTATGGAACACTTTAATATGTGTTCCATCAGTTATTGTATTAATATTCGATATTGATAGGGAAGGTCCATTATTTGTAAAATCAGTTGTCAGACCAGAGTTATTAATAAATTTAACATAATCTGTCGCTACCGTGGTAAATTCTCCTTGTATATTATCAATGATCAATTCATTTTTCGCTTGAATTTGTGATACACTCAGTCTCATACCACTTCCTAGATTTTGTGATCCTATGGATATTGGTTCTAGGATATCTCCAACCACATATCCAAATCCACCATTAACGATAGTGGCTCCAGAAGCTACAACTCCACCATTATTGATGGTAATGTTAGCGGTTGCATTTAATCCAGAACCTGTGATGCTGGTTAAAGCAACTCCGGTATATGTTTGTGGAGATCCTGTATAACCAACACCTGGATTTACAACACTTAAAGTGCCTGTAGCACTGCCAGCATATCCAACAAGATTGCCTGTCGCGGTAGAAAGACCAGATGGATTTTGTATAATTGTATTGCCTAATGTTAATTGTGTATTTGTAATTGTGGACGATAATGAAACTCTTACTTTGTTTGATTCTATGGTAAGTGGATCTTTGGTCATTACTTGGAGATTTTCTGGCAAATCAGAATTGAAGAATTGTGCAAAACCAGATGTAGTGAAGTTTGCTCTATAGAGTTCAAAAGTCAAGTCTTCATAAGAACTTGGTTCCCAAGTAGAAGCATTTTGAGACTTAAACAATGATCCTAACAATCTTTGAGTAGTAACAAGAATTTGATTTTGTTCAGTAGATAATGTAGCTACATCAGATTCTCCAAGTCTGGATATCCAAACATTGTATTCATTAGAGTTTGAAATTATGATAATAGCGTATTCTCTTTGACTCTCTAAGAAAACGGGAGATTCGAAAACAAAAGAAGTTGGTAATGAAGCATCCTCTGAAGTTACAACTTGACTTGGACTTAGTTCAACTTCAGAAAATGCAAGTATCTTTTGGCTAGGTATACCTAGTTCAACTTCTCTTATTTGTACAGTAACTGGTAGAGTTTCGTCCTTAGTTCTAAAATAAACGTCAACTTTTGTTAAATATATTCCCGTAGGATCATCAACAAAGAATGATTGAGCTAACGGATCTCTATATTCTCCAGTGAGTCTTGTATTTGAAGATAATGTTTGAGTGCTAGAACTAGTTGTTGTTTGAGTATCTAAAAGGGCAGTATCACTTAAAGATCTAGTTTGTCTAAAACTATCATCAACTTCTACTCTAGCATTTCTCAATGACAATGTAGTTTCTTGTGAAGAATCTATATCTCCTTGTGAATAGAAAGTTTCTTCCGCTACAGTAGTAACTACACCAGGAATTTGAGAATTTGTTGAACTGCTGGTTAGTCTAAATCTTGATCTTCCAGTTTCAAATTGTGGAGTTCCACCAAGTCCATTTGGAATAAAATATGATCCAATGAGTGTTCCAACTCTATCAGTGATCAATCTTACATTAGTAACATTAGCTTCAGCACCAGATGTTAATCCACGCAACTTCATTCCACTTAAAAGTAATCCTCCATAATTTGGATTAGATTCATCTGCAAGAGAGAATGTATCAATATTTAATGTTGTACTTGTTGATGAATATAATGCTGGAACGTTAATATCTCTATCGTAAGGACTTCTATCAAAAACATCAGTTGGATCATTATATGGTCCATATTTATGATTAGAGTTTGCAACTCTGAATGATAATAATGAAAATGAACTGTCAGAAAATTGCCTATCAATAAACTCCCCAATAACAGTTTCTCCAACTTGGAAAACGCCTGATACCATCTCAATTTCAATTAATTTACTAAAACAATAATCACTTACGTCTACTCCATCAAAAAATGGATATACTTGAGTATAAGGCTTCATTCTTCTAGAAGTAAATTCAATATTTCTAGATCTCATAAATGTGATTATATCTCTTCTAACAATTCTATCGCCTAAAGACTCAGTATCAATTTGTTCATTAACAGTATATTGAACTCCCGTTCTTTGTTGATCTAATCTTACATCCAAAAATGTATTAGTGGTTGTAGTTGTAGTCGTTGTCCTACTAGTAGAACTTGTTTGAGTTCCTACTCGGAAAGTATTTGGAACACCGGTTGACGGTACTGCTCCAACAAATCTTTGAAATTCTGCTGCATTCCCTTGTCTAGATCCAGAAGAAGTGTTTGTACTAGTGCTTGAAGATGATCTTGAGGAAGTTTCAACTCTTCTATTTAAATCTATACCTGTAGTTTCCCAAGAATTCCAAATTACTGGACTTACTCCTAACCTTTGACCGTCTTCATTGGTAGAAATTTCTGTTCTTAGAGCTTCCGCAATTCCTAAGAATGATCCTTCCATTGTTACATTATTCAATTCAAGTCTATTAACATCAATCCACACATCTGCTGTTGGATATAGTTGAATAGATCCCTCCCAAAGTTTTACGAAAAATGGGGTAACATTTTCAGTTCTTGTGGCAAAAGGTTGTCTCAACCAAGATGTTTCAGAATAATCTAATGTTAAAACATCTCCAGTTCTCTTTATATTGGATCCAATGACATCAGCATATCTTTTATCATTATTTGATTGTGATGTAGTTCCTATTCCTAATATTGTATTATTGCCTATTTCTAATTTTATGTTTGTAGTATAGTGTGATGGTCTAAGTTCTCCATTTT